GTTGGTGGTAACATTCTTGTTACATGAGTACTTGTAGGTAAGGTTGTCTGGTTAGGTATTACAACATCAGGTATACGTGGTATTGATGCACTAGGTATTATATTTATTTCTGGCAATTTATAATGGTATAGATACTTTAGGTTTTGCTATAGGTGGTGTTGTAAATTCTGGCATACCACCTTTTATTGCATCAGGTAAAACATTATCAATATTACCCATAATTTTATTTTTTAAATACTTTTCAAACTTTGGTGATGTTAACCACCTGTAACCTATAAATGTACCTATTAGGCTACTAGATATAAGTAGGAAAGAAAGTATACTGAGAATATTTATAATTTTTTGCATGATAAAAGAAGTCCTTAATAAAATGGTAGCACCACTTACTCTGATGGTGCTGTTACTTCTTGTGGGGTTGATGCCTTTGTATCTAATGGCTGGGTTGATTCGGGTGCAGCTTGAGTCTCAAGAATCTGCTGTTCCAAAATCTTCATTGCACCAGTAATTTCAATCATTGCAACTTGCAAGTTTTGTCTTTCTTGTGCAAGTTCCTGTAATTTCTCTTTAAGGTTCATAATTTAAGAGTAAAGTGTCTTTCCTTTAGTTATAGCAGCATCTATATCTGTGAATGATTCAGATGTCCAGATAGAAGTCGTACCATCACTTTTTTTGTAGTCCTTTATAAGTTCAAGATGTTCAACATTTCTTTTAATTGCATCTTTCCATTCACTTTCAATATTAGGAATAAAACCAGCGTTTGTAAGTCTTGTTGAATACGCTGAATATGTTGCATCTGCATTTATCAGAGTAACGCTATCAGCAGCAGCAGTAAAAATTGCTGCGATTTCTTCTGCGGTTTTTTCTTCCATAATTACCTTTTTGTGTAATGATTTGTTTTTAGTTTACCCTGCTTCGAGGGCTGTGACTTTAGCTGATAATTCTTTTACAGCATTTATTAAATACCAAGTTAAATTATCAGAGTCTACTGTTTTTATACCAGTTGTTTGTGTCTTAACGCAATCTGGTAATATTTTCTCAAATTCTTGTGCAATAACACCTATCTGTAATCCTTCTTTTTCTACAACTGCTGATTCAATAACATCTGTTAATTCTGAATTATCCTCAATAATTTCTTCTCTTGTTTTATATTCAAAATTTCTTACCTGTATAGAACTAATTAAATCTAATCCAGTATTATTATCAACTATGTTTTTCTTTATTCTTCTATCAGATGTTGTACTCCATGTAGTTGTATTACCTGTATGAAAAGCACCACTAGCTCCAATTACATGAAATGTAGAACTACCTTTTCCTGTTACGTTATATCCAAGTACTGTTTCTTGTGAACTTCCAGAAGTAGATGCGTTAGCTCTAGAACCAACTATTGTTGCTCTATCTCCATCTGTGGTAGATGTGTCATGATTACCAGCCATTGAACCAACCATCACATTATCACTACCAGATGTTGCAGAACCACCAGCCGAATGTCCAAGAAATGTATTATGACTTCCAGTGCTTGTAGTACCAGCTTGATCACCAACAGCTACAGATTCAGAACCTGTAGTTACAGCATCTAAAGCTGCATAACCTATAGCTACATTTTCATTTCCAGTTGTAGCAGAAGCCATGGCACTATCTCCTACGGCTGTATTTCGATTTGCAGTTGTGTTTGATAGTAAAGCTTTACTACCAATCGCTGTATTATTATTGCCATCTGTTATTGCACCTCCAGCACTTTCACCAACTAAAGTACAACCATTAGCTGTTGTTATAGCATCTCCTGCAAGACCGCCTACAGCAGTATTATTAAAGCCTGTTGTATTAGCACCTAAAGCATTACTTCCTATTGCTGTATTATAAGCTGCTGTAGTATTGGCATCTAAAGCATTAACACCTACAGCTACATTATGACTTCCAGTTGTGTTTGATACTAAACTGTTGTTACCAACGGCAGTGTTGTTTGCTGCGGTATTACCATTTAATGATTGATAGCCTACAGCAGTGTTACTAGATCCAGTAGTGTTATTGTTTAGTGCATTAAGACCTATAGCTACATTTTGACTTCCAGTTGTATTAGAGTCTAAGGATAAAGCACCCACAGCAGTATTTGATCCTCCAGTTGTGTTTGCAGCTAAACAGCCTTTACCTACAGCAGTATTTAAATCACCAGTTGTGTTTGCTTGTAAAGCTTTATAACCAACTGCTGTATTGTTACTTGCTGTAGTGTTATACCTTAATGCTTGTGCTCCTATGGCTGTGTTTGTTGCTCCAGTTGTGTTTGTAGTTAAAGAAAGATATCCTAAACCAGTATTTTCACTAGCTGTAGTATTTGAGACTAAAGCACTACCCCCTAATGCAGTATTTTCAGTTCCAGTTGTGTTTGCTTTCAGAGCTTCAAAACCTAAAGCACTATTATTATTAGCCGTTGTGTTACCACCTAATGCACCAGTTCCACACGCCACATTTTGAGCACCAGTAGTATTAGCATCCATCGAATTTTGACCAACAGAGGTATTAGAGCTTCCAGTTGTATTTGCTGTGAGTGCGTCATATCCAAGTGCTGTATTACTAGATGCAGTAGTATTTGCATCTAAGGCATTAGCTCCAACCGCTACGTTTTGCGTTCCAGTTGTGTTTGCTCCTAATGCAGCAAAACCAATCCCAGTGTTGTTGCTTGCGGTTGTATTAGCATCTAAGGCATTTGCACCTACGGCTACGTTATTCGTTCCAGTTGTGTTTGATAGTAAAGAGTTATAACCTACAGAAGTATTATCACTTGCTGTGGTATTTGAATTTAAAGCTGCTCTACCTAATGCTGTATTTCTACTTCCAGTTGAGTTTGCATCTAATGTTATAGCTCCTAAAGCAGTATTGTTTTGTCCAGAAGTATTTGTTGTTAATGCACCACTACCAATCGCTGTATTACTCGCACCAGTAACAGCAGCATCTAAAGCACTTTCTCCAAGAACAGTGTTACCTGCAACAGAGTTTGCACCTTTACCTATATTTATACTATTAATAGTTCCATCTAAAGGAAAAGCAGGTGAGCCTGCAAGACTAAATAAATTTATATGAGCATTATTAGCAGTATTTCTTAGCTGCATAAAGCTTGTATTGGTATTAGCAAAAAATTGACTTGCGTAGTTTGTAGAAGGGGCAGATGAACCAGAATTATTTGTTGCTATTGCTCCTAGTGCATTATTGATGTCTGCTCTCACGTTGGCTCCCGTGGAGTTGTCAATTATCATATCGTGCTGACTCATTGCCTAATCCATGTTTTATTTAAGTATATCCTACTTTAAAATTAACTACCACGTCCAAAACCAACAGCAGTATAACTAAATGTTTTATTTTGTACAGCATTACCTGCATTAGTAAATTTTATTGTAAAACCAGTTCCAGATATACTTGTTATTTCAAACTTATCTGTACCACCTAAATCATTAGCTGTAATACCAATACTAGGTAATTGTGAACTTGCTGACACATCAGTACCACTAGCACCTGTGAAAAACGCATGGTCAAAAGTAACTGCAAGCCCAGACGATGATGTACCAGATGCAATATTAGACTTTTGTTCTGTTCTTCTATCTAATTCTGCTTTATAGCCTAATTGATCTATTTCAATACTTTGTGCAGGGTCATCACTATCCATTTCACATCTGAATTTAAAACCCCTGCCTACATGAGTACCATTAGCAAAAGTATTGAATGTTTTACCAGTAAAATCACTATCTTGATAACTTGAGCCATTTGAAGGTGCAGCAGTTGTAGTAGCAACTAATAATTTAGCGTTTACATCAAATGCTGTTGCAGCATCAAAATCTGTCCATGTATCAATATTTGCTGTTCTCCTGTCTATTAAGTCATTAGGATAAAAACCTTGTGTTACAAAATGTCTTGTTAATCTTAATGGGTGTACAGAACCTAAATCTAATATACTTGCAAAATCATAAGTACCACCTGTTATATCAACAGCACCTAAAAAATCAAAATCAGCAATAGCATCAAAATCTGTAACGCTATCTAATGTTTCTAATGAGCCTAATACAAGACCATTTACATCATCACTAAAAAAACAATCTACTTTTGTACCGCCAAAAGGAGGTGAGTCTGTATCTTCTCTATCTGTAAAAGTAACAAGTTTTGGAAATGGGTCAGGGTTTGTAACAACAACAGATGCTTCACCACTACTTAACCTACCGCCATCATCACGAAATTTTAAAATATACTCACCATCAATAGCAGGTACAAGCGTTTCACTGACAGAACCAGGCAATCTAGGAATTATGTCAACAGAATTTGTGAAAGTACCAGTACCATTTGTTAGGTTGCTATGCCTTACTACTACGTTTCCACCATGCAATACATCAACATCTGTTGATTGATTAAAACGTAATCTTAATAACTGATCTGATACTGGTTCTACAAGTAAACCTGTCACATCAGCAGGTACAGCAGTTTTACCAACAGCATCAAAACTTAATGTAGTAGGTTCTACACTAGGTTCAAAAAAAGCATTATAACTATATACTTCAAATTCATAAGTACCTAATTCAGTATCAAATATTTCAAATATAGGACTTTGCACTATTGTTGTTTGAAAACTACCATTATTAAATTTATGTTTTACAGAATATTGTGATACCCCTGATACTGGTTGCCATGAAACAATTAATTTACTAACAGCCCTATCACCTAAAACAATAATTCTTTCATCACCTGCAATACTACTAGGTGCATCTTTTAGTTCTACAAGATTTTTTATTACAGGTGTAGTAATTGTTGCACCATCTTCTACAAATGCATATTTAGCAGGGTTATGAAACATTGCAGATATAGTAAATGTATTATTATCTTCTTTTACTGATAACACTCTAAAATCTTCAGTTTCAGTTGTAGCCCTTACAAACAACCATACACTGTTAACCTGCGGTGCAGAAGTGTACGCACTAGATACTGTTATTACAGAACCAGATATTGTAGATATTGTTTTAGTCTCAAGTGTACCATCTGTAAGAATTACTGATAATTCATCACCTGTTGATGGTGTTGTTGGTAAATCTTTTATATTATCTACTGTTATCTGTGTTGTTGTAGCTGCTGATATTCTGCCTGACCTTCTTAAACCACTACGTACAGGGTCTTGTACTGTAATTATATTACCTGGTCTTATTAATGAACCTGCATCTGCTGTTGTTGTAAATGCAACTGTTTCCGTTTCATTGTTTTGTGTGTAAAGATGCCATAAACCCATTCTTCTAGCCTGTGCCTGATCGCTACAACCTACTGCTTCAATATTTTTTACAACTACACCAAATTTAGATTGATTAGCAGTAGTATCTTCTACTGTTTCATATTCAAATGTTCTAGTTTCATTCTGAAAATATTTGACATTTATAACTGTATCTCTTGTAGCTTTACTTGCATTATTATATATAAAACCATCTTCTGTAACATTTGCATAGGAGAAGAAATAGCTGCTATTAGTTGGTCTATCTTGAAATAGAGTAATTTTACCATCTTCTATAAATAGACTTGCTCTCATAATTGATGCAATTTTATCCAATAAAGTATATGCCTGTGTTAGCTGTTGTAAAACTATGTTGCAGCTAAATCTAGGAGAAGTACCACCCTGACCATTATCTATAAGTTCTGAATTGTATACAGAAGCATTATAAAAAGCATATTTATCTACCTCATCTTCTGATACAAAATCACCAAAACCCGCCCTACTTTCTGTAATAATGTCATATAAAACCCATGCAGGGTCATTACACCATTCTTTAGATGTTTTTAAAGTTCCATTAAAACTACCGCTAAATGATAAAGAACCATCTGATCTAACAGTTGAATTATGTGGTATTTTTACTAACCTTCCTCTAATACGATACATTCTTTGGGGTACTGATCTAAATATTTCAGCATCAAAACGTAAAGCAGCTACAGCAGTATTAGGATATGTAGGTGTCTCAAAAACTAATTCAGTTATAGATGTTAGTTCAAAAGCATTAGTTAATTTAACATCTGTACTATCTGCTGTTTCTCTTGTAAGTGTGACTGTTAATGGAAAATCAGAATCTGTAACTGCTGGTGTTCCATCAGCGTTAGTACCAAAGACTATAATGTGATCTTTAAAATATGGTGATGTGCTTTTTCCAATAATTCTGCCACCACTTGAAACCTTTGAACGATCTAACCCTGTCAATAAAGTCTGAGGTACTATTTTTTTAACTACAACACCGGCTTGATTTTTAACCTTTATATTGTACTCAACTGTTGTACCAGATATATTTCCATCATCTTCAATTTTTTGTAATCGTGGAAAACCAACTGTAACCCTTACACCTTCAGTATTTGTATCTGTAATTGAAACTACCTGTGGGTTTGTTGTAGTTACTGTTACTCCTATTGGTCTGTCCCTTTCTGTTTCAGTTACACCTCTTATTTTTGTTTGATCTGCTGTTCCTAATTTTGGTATAAATGCAGGTCTAGTTGATACAGTACCAAAATTAAAATCATTATCATTAGGTGCTGTATCAGATGCAGATTGTTGAAGTACTTGTACATTATTAAGAAATACATCTTTAAGTGCTGTTACATTATATTCATCAGTTCCTAATGTATGACCTGCATCTATAGCTGATGGAAAACCTGCAATCTGACCTTCTGCTATAGCGTCTATCGTAGTAACAAATTGACGTGACCCAATCTCGCCATCTTTCATTTCAGAGTCGTAATACTTTAAACCTTCACCACCTCGATAACCACCAGAATAATCAATACCTCGCCATTTAAAATCTCTTACACTTCTAGGTAATGGCATTTTTTAGTTAACCTCCAAAATATACAGGTGCAGTATCAGTACCAGAACTGACCACTATAGAGCCAGTAAACACTTCTCCATATATCAAAGGTATGCAAACACCACTTCTGCTGACGTTTTGTATTCCATTAAATGAGTAATTAACTCTTGAATCTGTCTCACTTAAACCTGATGGCACATCACCTACTGTAGGTTGCTGTTGTGGAAATAACATATTAGTAACACCACTTACAGCCATTGATATACCTGTTGTTAATAAAACACTACCTAATGTTGCAACAATAGCTATTGAAGATGCAGCAGCAGCAGCACCACCACCAATAAATGCTGCAGCAATCCAGAACCATGCACCAGATACAATAGGTATCATTCTTATCTCACCTTCACTATTTATAAGTAATTCATCTTTTGTTTTTATAACATCATTATTTATAGTAATTCTGTACATATTTTGTTTTAAGTGCGGTTCTATTTCTGGATAATTACAAACCAAATACTTATATACATCTTTCATATTTTTAACATCTGCATAGCTAACGTGCCAACCTACTAATTCTGCTAACCTTCCATACACTTTTATTTTTCTAAGTCCTTTTTCTTCTTCTGTTCTATCTCTATCTATAAATTTATCTTTTGTAAGCATAGGTTTATGTACTTTTGGTTTTAGTTCTATACATTCATCATGTAAAGGATTAAAAATAAACCATGATAAACCAAGAAAATTACAGTTTTTTATATCCTCTTCTGATGCAGTTAAATCACCATTCGGGTGTGAATGGCATATATATAAAACAGTTCCAGTTTCTTCTGCCTTAGCCCAATCTTCTGGGTCTATTGTGAAACTATTTGCACCTTCAATAGCTATGTTTTTACATGGATAATATTGCTGTTTGTTATCTACATCTATAATTAGACCACAACTTTCATCAGGTAATGCTGTTTTAGCATGATGTAGTGCCTGTTCTTGCCAAGTATTCATGCAAACGTACCTACAGATGGAAAATCTTTTCTAGTAATAATACGTTTAGGTGCTGCTCTATTTTGTAAATCCAAAGATGACGCACATTCAAATTCTACAAAATCTTTAGATTCTACAGTTTTTCTATCAATGAAAAATGTTTGATTTTCATAGGTATTATTTGCAGGTGTACCAAATGGGTTTGTACCTGATTCAAAATTAGCATTATCTAAATAACGTAACATAGTGACTTTTCTAATAAATTTAGCACCATTTAAGTCATTCTTAGGTGTTGTTAGGTTTGCCTGTGTCATTAATGATGTAACTGTTGACAGGATATTACTTATTCTTACTGTTGGTCTTGGTCTGGTAGTCCTTGTTGCTGCATACTCAAAACCATTTGCTTCTATTGGTATGCGTGTATATGTATTACCTTGAAATACAACATTAAAAGTGGTATTCATATTTATCCCATTATGAAACCTTGATACATCACTACTGCCATGTAAAGCAGCTACTAGGTGTATTTCAAACAGTTCTATCTTTGCACTAGGGTTTGCTTTTTGTAGTTCTTCAGTAGGTATAGCCATTATGGTTCAAAAACCTCCTCAAATGTAGCTGTTATTGTTGCCCTGTTAGGTACTCTTATATTTTTTGTCCATTTTTTACATACAAACTGTTTTGCACCTGATCTAGTTACTGTACAGTTTCCAGAAGTTGTAGCACTACCACTAGCTGTTACTGTAAATATATTTGCACTTGTTAGAGCAACAACAGAATATGTACCATCAGATGCAGAACCACTTGTAAAATCTATTGTTATAGAATCATTTGCAAATAACTGATGGTCAGTAATAGTTATTGTTATTGTTGTAGTACCGCTTTGTGCATAAGTACCTGATTTTGTAAGAGTTTGATTAGGTGGTGTATATGTAAATGATTCCTGATCTAATGCACGTTCATTTAAAAAATATTCAATAGTATCACTATCTGCTTCTGTAATATTATTCCATGCAAGATTATAAATTTTTTTATTTTGATGTGCTGCTATACCTACTAATTGTCTTTGTTCAAATCCATCTGCAAATTTTACTATTTTAATAGTAGGACTACTTTGCTTCTGTAATCCATAACTAGGTTCAATAGAAGGAAAAGTTGCCATAATTATGCGTTAGATAATAAACCACCTGCACGTTTCTGGTTAATCAATTCAGCCTGTATTGCTGCTGCTAATACGTTACCAAATTCATTAGCCTGTCCTGTATTACCTTCTACAGCAGTACCAGAAGCATCTACAGATACATTAATAATTGTACTGCCACCACCTGATGATTCAACACCTAATTTACCATTTGCACCTCTACGTAAAGGTAAAATTGCTTCTGCACCTGCTTCACCCATAAGACCCATGCCATTACGCATAGGAAACATAGTAGGTTTATTTACAATGCCACCATAAGCATATTTTTGTATCTGTCCATCTACAAATGCATTACCATTTGCATTTTTTTTAAATATTCCCTCAAAAAAGTTTGTTAAAGGTTTTGTTATTGTTTGTTGTATTGCTATACGTGCCATATCAGCAATTATTGATCTTGCTAAATCACTAAAATTAAGTTTTCCTGTTTCTACAAACTTAACAAGAGCATCTTCCATACCTTTAATACCCTTAACAACAACATCTGCCATAGATTCCTGTACTGATTTTATGCTGTCTCTAAATGTCTTTAACTTATCTCTCATATTTTGACCAAAAGTTTTATTAATACTTTTATCTAAATTATCTACACTTTCTTTAATTTCGTTTGTGTATGATGCAGGTGCGTTTGTTGTGCCACTAAATAATTCCTGTATTTTGTTGAAACTTTCTGTAAACCTATCAGAAAAACCTTTTGTAAAATCTTCACCAAACAATGAGCTTAAATTACTTTTTGTTGTTGTTTTGAATTTGTTACCTAAATCTTTTGCAATATTACCTGCACCACCTAATAGTTTTTGTACAAAAGGTGGGATTTTTATATTGTCAAAAAAACTTTGTACTTTTTGTGCTGCTGCACCAATAACCCTTATTACTTCATCTACTAATTTTACAGTTGCAAATATTCCTATGGATATACCTCTAATCCCTATTTCTATAGCCTTAAAAAATCCACTAAAATCATTTTCTGCACTAAACAATTCACTAAATACACCAACAATAGTATTTAATGCAGGTAAAAGTGCATCTGTAAGTTGCTTTCTGAATCCATCAAATCTAATAGCTAATACTGCAATCTGGTCATTAAAAAATTCAGCATTTTGTGCAAATTCATTTGATACTGCATAGTTAAATTCTGTAAGTGATGCCGCACCACCATTTAGTAAATTTATTAAACTTGCACCTGATCTACCAAATATTTCCATAGCAAGTGCAGCTTTTGTTGCACCATTTTCCATTGTTGCAAATTTGTCTGCTACTTCTCCTAATACCTGTTCACTTGTCTTAAATGTGCCATCTGTTGCTCTAACAGATATTCCTAATGCATCAAAACTATCTGAATATGTAGCAACACCCTGATCTGCTTCTCTCATAGATTGTGCTAATCTTCTTAATCCTTTATCTATAGTTTCTTGGCTAACACCTGCTAATTTACCTGCGTTTACGTATGCCTGTAATGTATTAGCAGCTATACCTGTCTGGTCAGCCATCTTACCAAAACTATCTGCACTATCTATTGCACCTTTTACAAGTCCTACAAATGCACCACCAGAAATAAGAATACCAAAAGTTGCAAAAGTTTTATTAAGACCACCCATTGCAAGCCTTAAATTTTTTACCCGACCTGCAACCCCTTGCATAGAGTTGCCAAGACGTTTGATAGAACCTGCGCCTACAGTTTTTGCTGCTACTACTAAATCAAACTTTGCCATATTATTTTTCCTTATTTATTACCTGTAATGCTGCAGCTTCCATAATTTGTAGATTTTCGAGCATAGCAACAGTATCTTCTACTAAATACAGTTTAATCATTTCTATCACAGATGTATAGTCTAATCCAATAATTCCACTTATTCCTACACGCCATTGTGTCTGACACCTTAAAAACATTTGAACAGTTTCCCAGTTTTGTGAATATACATAAAAATTATCATCTACTTCTTTTTTTTCTGTTGTTATTCCTAATACTGCATCATCTTCTGCTGTTTTATCTATGACAGTTGAACCAACAGCCCAATATTCACCTGCCTTAATTAGTTTTTTACAAATATTTCTTCATTAGATTCCATAAATGCAAAACCTACAGCAGTTGCAAAACCTCTTACTTCTAATAATTGATTTAGTGTACTTTTGTTAAATGGTACTTCTTGACCTTCTGCATCTACTAAATCTTCCCAACCTAGTAATACTTCTTTTGCTACATCTATATCATCTATCTGTTTATCTTCCACCATTTTTATCATTTCTTTAAACCTCGATTGTGAAATATTCTTAAAATGTGCTGTAAATATTTCCTGTGATACCTCACCGTCTTTGTTTATTTTTACTACTACTTTCCATTTATAAGTAGGTTTCTGGTCTATAACAAAAGGCATAAAAATTTAGTATCTAATAACTAGGGTATACCCTTTTTTATGTATAGACAAGGCTAAATTCATTATTAGCTGATGCTGTAGGTGTTGCCATAAAAGGTAAACTAAGCATTGTTATACCATCTGATTCTTCATAGGTAGGCTGACCTAAATCAGTTTGTGGACAAGATACAGTAACCTTATTACCTGCAACAGTTCCATGTAGCCAAGTATTTGTGCCAGTTGATGTGCCAGTATAATCTGTAAAAAAGTTATGGCTAGATAAAGCAACAGATTCTATTACTGCTGTACCTGATGGTTTGCGGTCTGTAATTAATACTTCTTTTGTACCACCTACTAATTCTCTATAAATTACTTCATTATTAAAATCTAAATTCCATGATTGTAACGCTGCTGCAAAACCAAATATTGCAAAGTTAGATGTACTGCCATTTTTAAATATTAAAGGTGATGCCTGATTACTTACTGTTACAGTTGGTAAAGCAGTATCAGTAGGTGCGTTAAATATACCTGTTAAAGAAAAAGAAATACGTGGAATATTGTTTACTTCACAGTTTAGACTAAATGTACCTCTAGCACCTGTAACTTTATGCCTAATACCATCATAGTTAACAAATAATGTAACGCTATCAGATGGTGTTGTTACTGGTGCATAAGTTACTGATGTAGAACTGACAACTGTTTCTGACAATCCACACGCTTTTAATATTGCACCATATTTAGGTGCTGTACCTGCACTACCACTACCTGCCATTTCTACATCAAACGTTACATTAACTCTTGTATTAGCAGGTATTACTTCATAGTTACCCATATATGGCCTTATTAAATCTCTAGATACTTCATCACTTACAATAGGTTCTATATTCAAATCTATTACCTGTACATAGTTAGCAGAACCAGTAGGTGTAGGGTCACTTCCATAACTAGATTCTGCTTTAGCTAAAATGCTTCTTTTTCTGTGTAGCTTAGGCATTGTTACATTAAATCAGTATGTTTCTATAATATAGGTTTTTAGTAAGAAACACCATCTATTGCGTTAAATCGTCTATTTCTGTTCT